AGGTCGGCTCGATCGCCCTGGTCGCCGGCGACAATGGCGCCGGGAAAACCTCGATCGCTCTCGCGGTCGCGGCGGCCTTGACCAGGACCGGGGCGCCGGTGCCGGGTATGCAAAAACAGCAGGTCGGCGCGTTGTTGCGCGACGGCGAGGCGCGCGGTTATTGCGAGGTCAGCGAGGGCGCCGGTCGAAAGGTGCGCGTGTCCTGGCCTGGCGGATCCGTCAGCGAGGAGCCCGACGCGCCCCAGGCCTCGGCGATGGCGTGCGGCCTCGAGTCGGTGGTCGGGTTGAAACCGAAAGAAGCGGCCTCGCTCCTGGTCGAGTTGCTCGACCTGCATCCCACGCGCGAGCAGCTGGTCGAGGCCTTGCCCGAGGTCGATTCGGTCATGGTCGACGCGATCTGGCTAGTCGTCGAGGCGGACGGTTGGGACGCCGCGCACAAACGCGCCCAGGAACGCGGGGCGAAATATAAGGGCGGTTGGGAACACGTCACGGGCGAGCATTACGGGAGTTTGAAGGCGGAAACCTGGTGTCATGCCCTTTACGATGAAATTTTATGGTCGTCGCAGGACAAGCTCGAGGCCGCCGTTATCGACGCGGGCGCGGCGCTTGAGCATCTGCAGGCAAGCCAGGCGCTCGACGACGTGCAAAGGGGTTTCCTCGAGCAACAGGCGCAGGCGGGGCGGACGGCGCTCGCCCGGTTGCGCGAACTCGAGCCACAACAGAACGTCCAGGCGCAGCGGGTCGGCGACTTGCGGCTCGAGCTGAAAGCGCTCCCGCAACCCGAGCAGGCGGCCGAAATGCCGGCGTGTCCTCATTGCGGGAAACCCGTCGTCGTGATCACGGCGAACGAATTGCATAAACCGACGGCGGGCCTCGACGACCGGGAAAACAAGCGTCGCGCCCAGGTGATCAGCGCCAAACGCGCCCAGGTCCTCGAGGCCGAGGACGCGCTCGATATCTCCGACCGCGAGGTCGCCAGGCTCCGGCCGACCATTCAACAGGGCGACCACGCGGCAAAGCGCCTGCAGGACGCGCCCCAGGATGGCGCCAGCGCCGCGCAAATCGCCGAGGCACAACTCGCCCTCGACCAGGCGTCGGCCGCGTTGCTGGCGTATGACGAACAGCAGCAGGCGCAGGGGTATCACGACAAAGTCAAATCGATGGCCGCGATCGCCGCCGCCCTGGCGCCCGACGGGATCCGGCAAAAGGTCCTGGCCGATCGCCTGGGCGATTTTAACGAACTGCTCGGCGAACTCTCGACGGCGGCCGGCTGGGCGCCGGTCACGATCGACGACGCCCTCGGGATTTGGTACGGGTCAAAACCCTATTGGCTGGCGAGTGCGAGCGAGCAATTTCGTGTAAAGGTGGTGATACAGTTAGGGTTGACGACGGGTTTTGTGATCGTCGACGGCGCGGACATTCTCGGGAAAGCGGGGCGAAACGGCCTGTTTCATATGTTGCACCATACGCGCCGGCCGGCGCTGGTGTGTATGACGCTGTTAACGCGGGACGACCTTCCCGACCTTAAAAAGGCGGGTTATGGCGCGAGTTTTTGGATAGAGGCGGGAAAAGTTATTGTATGACCTTTCGTCATGGATCCCATTCGGCTAAGCTCCCGACTGTCGAAACTTCCACAAAGTTCAAAGGTTTATGATGGCAAGTTGATATAAATAACTAAATACCAGACCAAAAAAACCCCGATCAGCGCCAACTAGATCGAGGTTTTTAGGACAGTTAAAACGAGAGAGCCTTTCGCCGGGCCTTTCAAAAACCTACCGACTACGTCGGGGCCTTTGTTCGCCCACTCAAATGAGCGGACAGGTGCGATATTAGCGGCCCATTGCTGGGTGTGCAAGTCGTGTCGTCGGCTCCTGACTCGAGGAGCCGTGTCCGTGCCTAACAATTCCTACGCTCGAACCTTCGTAAAACAGACCTCGGGAGCGACTGAGCGTCTCGCGCTTGCTAAGCGCGTCCTCGTCTCTCGCCAGGTGCGCAAAACCTCGACCGCCTCGATCGTCCTCGAGCAACTCCTCTATTCAATCGCCGGACCCCGGACCCATAGCGTCGAGCGCGGCGCGATCCTCCTGTCGTCCAGCCTCGCGCGGATCCTCGGCCTTACCGTCTCGGCGGTGAATCGCGCCCTCTATGCCCTCGAGAATGCCGACCTGATCGAGTGGGACGTTATCCAGAATCGCGGTACCCCAATGCGACATATGCGACTCACTTCGAAGCTGGTCAAACTTCTGAAAATTGGCCTTAGATCAATCCGAAAAGTCGAGGAGGCGAATCCGAAAAGTCCTCTATCTGCTTTCGAAAAGCCTGTTACAAAACCAGTGAATAACCCGTGTAACGAATACCGCCAACAGCAGAAAACCATAGGGCGGCACGCCCTCGAGGCGATCGCAAATTTACTCGGCCAGCCGAAACCGCTATCGGGTAAAGTTCTTTTTTAACCAACGAAAAGCAGGGGGCAACAATGGCAAACGAACTAGTCGACTCGCTCGGCGGATTAACTTACAGCGTGCAGGCCTACGCGTTCGAAAAGGTGCGCTATTACCGAAAGCTATACGCGACCGTCGCGGAATTTGAGGCGCATCTAGAACAGGCGGCGGTCCTGTTTAACAGCCTCGCCGGCCTGTCGTTATGTGATAAACACGCCGGCATGATCGGCGGCACGATCGCCCGCGACCTATGGAACCAATTCGACCCGGACGGCGATTTGTTGAAAAGGATCCAGGCCGTCGAGCAGGCTTTCGGCTGGCCGCCGGTGGAAACGTCCGAACATCCGAAACTGATTTTTATGTAAACAAAACGGCGAGGCGCTGAGCGCTTCGCCGTTTGCCGTGCTACCTGATATAACAGCGCTAGCCCTGGGTGCCGCCGGGAGTGCCTCGCCGGGTGTGGGTCCGGCGCAGCTAGTCTAGGCGGGTCGATGCACGGGACCCGAACCTATTCGCCGGCACAACTATTTTTCGCGAAGGCTCGACCAGGCCGCGCGAACGCGCTCCCAATAGGTGCGCAAAAACCAGTGTCGAGCGACCAGGGCGGCGACCCAAACGTTTAGGTCGATTTCAGCATTCGCGTTAACCCTTCCCTCGAGGCCGTACAGGACCGCGACGAACGCGTTTAACGCCAGGCACGTCGCGAGGATTTTCCCGAGGGGACCGTCGCGCATGATCCCCGGAACAATGACGACCCATATCGCCCAGGCGACGATTACCGCGCAGGACACGACGTTGAAATAAGCGAAGTTCATTTGGTCGACCCTCCTGGGCGGATGAATGCCAATAGGTCGACCGTCTTAACCGACCGTAGAATCGCGACCGTGATCGCGGTCCCGAACAGGCCGAGCAGGAACGCCATCGCGACCACTGCAGGCGGCGAAAGGTGATAGTAGGAGTCGAGCAGGGGGGCGACGAAAAACCCGACGGCGGTGTTTAGCAGGACGTGCCAGCCGCGCATTAGGTGCGTTTTCGCGTCGGCCTGCAGGGGTATGGATAGGAGGGCGCCGATCGCGGCGGCGACTGCCCACTCGGGCGACCAGGCAAGGTGCAGATAGATAGGCATGTCGCGCCCCCTATGCTGAGTTGCTCCCCTTGCGCGAAGTGTAGACAAACGAAAAACCCCAGCGCGGCGGCTGGGGTTGGGGTCAATGGGTCAGGCGCTCGAGCAGCTGGGCGCGGATCCTCGGCGAGCAGGTCGCCAGGAATTGCAGCAGCTGGCGCGCGGGGAGTTCGCCGACCTTGGCTAGCGGTGTTTTATAGGTGCTGCTATATTCTTTTTCACTCACGGTTCAGCCTCCAAACTGGTGTGGGTTAGGGTCGCCGCGTCGGACAGTCGCGGCGGCCCTTTTTTGTGCCTGGCGTTTACCGGGTCGCCAGGTCGGCGACGATTTGGCGGGTCTTGGCGGCCTCGGCCGCGAAGTGCGCGCCGGCCTCGACGATCGATAGCCCTGGGCATTTTCCGATCAGGGTGTCGCGATCGGTCGCGGTGGTCATGACCGCCGCGTCGGCGACGTCCTGGGTCAGCGCCAGGCCGAGCGGGCGGCCGGCGGTGTTGCATTGCGCCGCCAGCCAGCCCCCGGCCGGGAGGGTCCAGCGCACGCGGCCGAGGTCGTCGACCGCGATATAAAGGCCCTGCAGGCGCTCGGCCAGGGCGTCCCATTCGGTCGCGGATTCGGCGAGCTGGTCGCGCATGTTGGCAATGATCGCGGCGCGTTGTTCGGTGGTGGTGTTGGTGGTCATGGCGTTGGCTCCTGGTGTTGAGTGGTGGCCCCCTTTCGGGGGCCTGGTGATCAGGCCCAAAGGCGGCCGGCGTTAGCTTCTTGGGCGCAGTGCGCGGCGGCCTTGGCGATCAGCTTCGCGACTTCGGCGATTACGTTCGGGACTTCCAGCGCGAACGCCTGGGCGGTCAATTCGACGGTTTGGCCGTTGGTCTTGGCGACCAGGGCGATCGCGTCCTCGAGGGCGATCGCCATAAAGGCGGGGGAGTTGACGAACTGAGCGGCGGTGTAGGTCATGATTTCGTGTCCTGGGTTGTTTGCGGTATGGGTTAATCATACCGGCAAACCTTGCCGGTGTATACGGCAAACCTTGCCGCTTATCGGGTGTTCCTGATTTCCTGAAATCCGGATTAATCGCGCTTAGTTTTCGCCAGGCACTCGAGGCAAAATTGCACGGGGTAGGGCGTCACGATTTCGCCTTTCGTATAGGTGCGCAAGGTGCGCTCGCCGATCCCGAGGATCCGGGCAACCTCGGCGCGGTTGAGGCCGGTACCGACGACCAGGCCGTCGATATAGGTCGGGTCGGTGTTGCGTTGGGTAGCGTCTGGTTTTGCCATGTCGGTGACTCCTGGTCGTGGTGGCGCCCCGGTGTGGGGCGCCCCGGTTGGGGCGGTTCCGACCCGGTTATTTGCAGGACCGGGACATGTATTTCTCTGTTGCTTCGTTAACCATGCAACGGGCGCTGTATTCGTCGTCGCCAGCGGCAACGATTGCGGTTTTGGCTTTGTTGGTCATTGAACCGAGGCGGCTACCGTTGATTGCGCCCTTTGCGTTTTTTGGTGCGGCTTCGCAATCTTTCAGAAGCTGGATCAGGATGTTTGCGATTTGGCCGTTCATGTTGTTTGCTCCTGGGTTGTTCGTTGGTATGGGGTAATCATACCGGCAAACCTTGCCGTCGTATACGGCAAACATTGCCGCCCGTCGGGCAATAAAAACCCCGCTCGAGGGCGGGGTTAAGTTCCGGAAACCAGGAAAACAGGAACGGTTAAAACCAGGTTTCCACGACGACCGCCGGGTCGCTCGGGTCGCGGGGTATACAGTGCAGCCCTTGCGGGATCGCGTCGCGGATCGCCTGCAGGCTGTCGGCGGTGTGGACGGTGTCGGTGTGGACAATACCGGCGGCGGTGACTTCGCACAGCCTGGCGACATACAGGCCGGGATAGTCGCGCGGGTTCGCGGTGACGACCCACATTTTTAGCGCGTTATTGGTCATTGGCGGGCGCCTCGAGCAGTCGTTTCAGTCCGGCCAGTTCGCACGCCAAAGCGTGCCCGAGTTCGGCCTCGGCCCAGCTGCAATAGCGCTCCTGATAGTCGTTATGGGGTCCGCCGAAAATCATGGTTTCGAACAGCACGGGCGGCCCGTCGCCGAAACCGAAACCGTGATCGATCCCGAGGAACGTCGTCGACACGGTGACGCCTTTGTCGTTGTCGTAATCCCAGCCGACCCGCCAGCCGCTTTTTACTTTGTCCTCCATTCCCCGACCCCAAAGCATAATGTCGTCGGTTGCCTCGGGCGTGCGGCCGTCCGGTCCTAAAATCCAATACAGCGGTTTTCCTGAAATCCGTTTCATCGCCAGCCCCCTATGCGGGCGAGGGCCTCCTCGCGAGTGGTGGCGCCGAGGCCGACAAACCCGCCGAAATTACTGTCGCCCCAGCGGGTAAATTTCATTTCGTCCCAATCGCCTTTCGAGTCGCGGTAAATCACGCGATCGTTCTCGCCGATCCCGACCGAACCATAAAGCGACTCGAGGACGGCCTCGGCGTCGTTGGTGACGGATCGCCGCCCTCGGGTGTCTAGGTCCGTGACGCAAAGGACGCGCCGCGCCGGATACTCGACGACCTCGAGGGTCCAGTCGCTGGCGGTCGGCTGGGGTACCTTGCGCGCCTCCTTGAGGTCGTGCAGTTCGCGCCCCAGCTTCATAAACTCCTGATCGTTCTCGCCGTGTTTCCAGTAATACGACAGCAGGTTTAAAACGAGCTGGGCGCAACCCGCGTCGGCGTTGGACATAAGGCGGCCCATATCGAGGCCGGGGTTATCGGCGCCGTTGTACAGGTTTTGCACTAGGTCGCACAGGCGGCCGGACGTCGACCCGCCCATAAAGAATTTCTCGCGGAATTCGAGAAACGGACTGATTTTTGTGTCGGTCATGATTTGTTGCCCCCTTGGTGTTTTTGGTAAACGGTCCAGACTTCGCGGAAAAATTGCGTCATGGATTTATCACGGGCGCCCGCTTGCGCCTTGAATTCGCGGTGTTCGGCGGTGGTCAACGGAACGTGTAGGACCTTCGTCTCGCTGTCGCGCGGATCCTTGTCGAGGAGGGTTGTCGTTTGGTACTGCTCGAGGTTTTCGACGATCTTGTCGGTTTGTGATTTCTTAGCCATTGCGGTGACTCCTTAAACAAGGGCGGCGACAAAGGCTTGTCCAGCCTCGCGCATGTAGTGATTCGACGCTTCGTGTAGGCCTCGGCCGGCGTCGAGCGCGGTTTCGAACTCGGGGGAAAATTGCAGGGTCCCCCCGACGGTGTGGCCGAGCGCCTGCAGGACGTCGACGGCCTTCGCGGCGTGCGCGGGCGAGGCGGCCGGGGTGACGGCGAAAACGATTAGGGCGCGGTCGATTCCGTTCGCGACCAGCTGGTTCGCGATCGCGGCGCTCGCCTCGAGGTTGCCGATACTCGAGCCGGTCGGAATGATAATTTTGTGCGCGATCTTGGCGAACAGCAGGGTTTCGGCGCTGGCGTTCGGCTTGCCGTCGATGATCACGATTTCGGCGCCGGCCGGTATCGCGTTCGCGATCGTGGTCCGGGTGTCGCCGACAAAGGAGGTCATGCCGAGCTTATGTTTTCGGCGGCGTAGCCAATTGGTCAGGGTGTGTTGTCGGGTGTCGGTATCGCCGAAAAATACGGCTTTCCCGCGTTGCGCGTGCCAGGTGCCCAGGCTGCAGGCGGTCGCGGTTTTACTCCCGCCGCCCTTCTGGCCGAGTATGTAATAAACGAACATTTTGTTTCCCCTTGAGGCTTCCGGATTTCCTGAAATCAGGAATTCCGGAACGAACTCTAGTCGGGGAATGACGGGCGGTCAAGCGGTGACGGTGCCGCCGCCGTAGCCGAAAAGTAGGATCGTATGCGCGGGTTTTATCTTGTTGAGGTAGCACTCGAGGAGGTCATTCCCCCAGGAGGCCAGCGGATCGCCGACGGTCGAGAGCCCGACTTTAAACGTCGTGACGGTTTCCTCGGGCGCGTTGACTCGCCAGGTGTAAATCCAATCCTCATTGCTTAACGCCTGGCCGACTTGCGACATTCCGACCCGGAACGGGTGAAATTCCGTAATCGTGATCGTGTAGCCGAGCGCCGCCGCGACCTCGATAAAATACGCGGCGGACTGGCCGCCGGTGGCGGTGAGTTTCGCCAACAGGGCGCGGCGGCGTTCCTCGACGCTTGAATCCTCGCCGTTGCTGCAGTCGTCAGGCAGGCCCGCGACCCGTTCCCAATCGGGGAGGAGTTCGGTCGTCGTCGCCGGGTTCGCCTCCTGGATCAAAACCTCGGCGCGGCCGTCGAGCCTGGCGAGTTCCTGAGCGATCCCGTCGAGGAGCAAATAGGCCTCGGTCCCTTCGTAGGCCGGGATCGCAAACCCTGGCGGCAACAGTTGCGCCAGCTGGTTTCGGTATTCGTCAGCGCTATAGGCCATCGCCGCCGCTCCTGGTCATGTAAACGACTGAAAAGTAATGACGCCCATTATCGCCATTTCGCCGCCGGTGAGGACCAGGTCGGCGGCCGGAACGATGACCTCGCTATTAACCTCGCCGGCCGCGATCGAGACGGCCTCGCGAACATGGCTCACGTATAGCGTGCCGTTCGGTTCGGCCTCGCGTAACAGCAAATCGGTTAACTCGGCGGTCACGGTACCGCGAACGGTGGCGTTATTCGGGTTAAGTTTGATCGTGAAATTAACCAGGTGCGGGTTAGGCGCGTCGACGAAAACCTCGGCGGTCACGGGTTTGACGCTGTCGATGTGCGCTTGTACCTCGGCGATCGTGGCCGCGTCGGGGATCGGTCCCGCCGGGTCGTTATCGGTGACGAACAAAACGACGACGGTACCGGGACCCATTGCCAGGGGGTAGACCCATGCGCGGGTGACGCCTGGAACCTCGAGCGCCCAGCGAATGTAATCGGATTCCGCGCCGCCTTGTGGGGGTTGCTGGATCCGCTGCAGCAGGCGGGCGAGGAGTTCCTCGTCGCTCTCGGCGTCGGTACCGCTCCGGATCCCTTCGCCCAGGGTCAGCGCCGAGGACTGGACCCCCGCGACCGGCGACAGCAGCGACAGGCCGACGCCTGCAGGCGTGTTTGCCGCGGTGCCGGCGACGGTGGCGATCAGGTCGACCGGCGTCGTCCCTGGCGGTAAATCCTGGTCGGCGACGGTGGTGTATTGCTGGCCGTCCGCGCGCTGGAAAATAGTCCCGGCGAACAGGGTCGTCGCGATATTCGAGACGCCGCCGACCTGGCCGACGGCGAACGTCGCGGGTTTGCGGGTGATCCCCCATATCGCCGCCCAGCGCTCGAGGTATTCCGATTCGGCGGTGTCCGGAATGCACTGTTTCGAAATCCAGTCGAGGTATCCATAAAGGAGGTGGACGGCGCCGGCCTCGGTACGGCCGAGGATCCCAATCAGTGATCGGCGCAAAACGGCGCCGTCGACGACGACCAGGCGCGAGGCGATATCGGTCGAAACGCGATCGATCAGCTCGGTTAATGACGGGCGGGCGAATGGCATTAATCTAACCTCCTGGCCGCCTGGGCGGTCCATTCGTAGCCGTACCGATAGCGCACGACGTCGCCGCTCGGCCGGTAAATGTCGATAACCAGGAGGAGCCAGCCGGTCGCGTAGTAGCTGGCCGCGACGGTGACGCGCTCGGCGATCTGATCCTCGAGCAGCCAGGCGAGCGCCTCCTCGGCGTATTGCTGGGCGCGGGTCAGGGTTTGCGAGGTTTGCTTTTCGCGGTACAGCAGCCACAGGAGCGACCCGGTCTGATCGCCCTCGACCAGGGGGGCGACGTCGCCCCACCATCCGCGCAGGTCGTCCGCCGGCAACTCGGGCGGGACCTGGTCAGGCTCGGCGCGGCGGTCGGTAAACAGGCTGATAATGATCGCCGTCTCGAGGCCGTCGTCGCGCTCCAGGTCGGTCGGCCCGACGACAATGTCGCCGGCATAGCGGCCCATTTCCAAAGCGATATCCATTAGCTCGGCGCTCCCGTGGTGCCACTTCCAGGCGTAACGCCGCCGTGGGTGTGGGTGCTGTCGACTTTTTTCCCGTTGTTGGTGATCGTGCCGGTCGTGGTGATGTTGCCGTTTATGGTCACGGGTCCGGTGATCTTGATCGCGGGGGCGGCGATTTCGAGGGCGGTTTTCGCGGTGATGGTCAGCTTATCGCGGCCGAGGCGAATCACGTTCCCGAGGTCGTCGGCGAGCGCGACCTCGCCCTCGAGTAGCTGCAGATGGTAGCGCCTGTCGGCCGAGGCGATCGCGATCCCCTGCTCGCGGTTGCCGCCCAGGAACGCGACCGCGTAGTCGGCGCCGACCAGGGGGCGCGAGTAATCGCCGTAAAATTGCATGACCTCGATTTGATCGCG